AGCAGTTAAGTCCGGTGGAAATGTTATAAGCAAAGTTATTAACTATTCATTATTAGGTACAATGGCTGCACCAGTATTTGATGTTATAACTGATGCCGTTGAAAAAATACAAAACGCAAGAGCAACTATAAAAGATAATCCAGACGATCTTCATAGATACGAGCATCAAGTGATTAATTCAGCTATTGCAAGATTAAGCGGTATACTTATTATAAACGGTGCGTTAGCAATGGCAGGATTTGGATTTGCTAAAGTACTACCATCGGCATTTGGTTGGTTAATGCAACAAACTACTAAACTTGGTGTTGGCTGGTTCAATCTAATGGCAGCAGATCCGAGAAACAAAGACGGCCTCATTACAGCATGGGTCATTTCTATTATTGATAGCATAGTTGGATTAGCTAATCCGTATGTGCCTAACCCAGAAGATCTTGTAAAGAAAGCTGCAAGTAGTACTCCAGAGATCCCGGCAAATGGAGGACCTGCTTCTAGTGCAAACGGTCAAGGAGCTAATCCAGCAGATAGGAATGCATCATCGACTCCGCCTGTTCCTGGAACGCTACCGAAGCAACCTACTGTTAACGCCGACGATTATATGAGAAATTACACAGATGTCGAAGGTGGCGAGAAGAGAAAAGAATACGTTAAAATGCTTAATCGCATAGCTCAGCAACAGCAATCACAGCAACGGTAATCCGCTAGACTTAGTTGCTTCAATATTTTCTTTGATTACATCGTACATAATTGATCTGTCTTCATAGCTGTACTGAAAGTATAGTTGATCAAGAGTCACTCCTCCTCTCATATACCAACTAATTTTTGTTAATTCGTCTTTGAATTGAAGAATCTCCTTTTCTAGCCTAACTAATAATTCGTTAATTTCAGAATTTTTTAAATTAATTAGGCTATTTCGAAAAAATTAGATCGATCCAACTCTACTATAAGATCTTGCTCATGTTTACATTCACCGCATATAACTTTAGGATGCGGAATTTGCCATGCTTCTCTGTTTGCTTCTATTTTCGTTTGTAGTAGTACATATACACTTTTGTCGCAGTTTTCTAGCCATTCTCTAATAAATTTAGGTTCGTTTACTCTAACATCTGCTGTTTCTACAACTTCAATACTGGCAAACAATATGTCTTTCTGTATTTCTCCAACTTGTTTATACGTTTCATTTATTGCAGTTTGCCGTTTTTCTTCGTCAGTCAGTTCAATAATCTGCTTTAATTGCTGTTGTAATTGAAAGTTTTTTAAAGAAAAATCACTAGACTCTTTGTAAGTTAAGGGTTTAATGTAAACTACTAAATCCTTATCTACAGATACTTTATTATCGTACTTGCAACTTTTATAAAACTCAATTCGTTGAGATACGTCCACTGTATAATGATTTTCTGCACCGCAATTACTACAATACGATGTAAGTTCTAAATCTTGACCGTAAGTTGCAATCCTAATAGCAGCTAGTATAGCATCTAAATCTAAAAGATTCAGTTTCCAAGCATCTACAATATTTGGAATACAACTTTCAATAACTTTAGCAGTGCTTTCACCACTCAACAATGCATCTGGTGTTTTAGCTATAATTTCATCCATACCCGTCATTCCATAGACGGGTAATCGTCCAATATCTCCTTGGACTACTACATTTGGTTCATAATATGAACCTAAACTTGGTAGCTTAATATAGATTTTAGGCTGTCGAAAATACTTCTGTAATGGGTTTTGGCTCATAAAATTCCTGATAAATATTATATCTTGCGTATTTATATACGTATAAAACTTGGGGAAATAAATGGCGGATATTGATTATGAAAAACTAGCTAGCGCGATTGTTACCGCTAATAGAATGTCCGGTGGTACAGTTACTACTGGTGGTAGTGGAGCAGGTTCGGCCAGTAGTCAAAGTGTTTTAGATTACCTTAATCCGTTCAAACAACTTAACATAGTAGTAGACAGCGTAACAACCGGATTGTCTAAAATGGCATTCGGCACCTACAAATTTACCGATGCTTTAAACAATGTTAAAGAATTCACTAGCCTACTCGGTCCTATTGGCACTTTATTCAACAGTACTTTAGGAAAAAGCGCAGGTGTATTATACGATTTAAACGAACAATTAAAAAAATCTAGTGAAAGTGGCGCTTATTTTGGGAACAGTGTTTTAGACTTTAGCGAAACTATTACCGCTGCCCGCATGTCCACTGATCAATATCTCACTTTTATAAAAGAGAACGGAAAAAACATCAATGTCATGGGTGCAGGTGCAGATAATGCCACAAAAAGATTTTTAGAGTTAAGTAAAACATTTCAAGAATCAAATCCTATTATTCAAAACTTTTTAAAATTAGGCGGAACAACAGAGGAAGTTAACGAAGCACTAACACTAACTGCATTAGGAATGAGGGCTGTCAATTATCAAGATGAAAAAACAATGATAACAGTTCAAAATACTGCTGCAAATCTTGTAAAAGAATTCGACGATCTTGCCCGAATAACAGGAACTAGTAGGAAACAAGCAGAAGAAGAAGTTAAAAAAGAATTATCAAAAGCGCAAGTCAGTGCATACATCGATGGGCTAGGAGGAGAACAACGAGCCAAGTATACAGAAAGTCTTGTTAAAATGAACCAGTACGGTCCCGGAGTAACTCAGTTATTCAATGAAATGCAAATGCACGGAGGACCTGTTAATAAAGCTTCAGCTGCACAACTGGCTGCTATGGGATCAGCAGCAGGAGCATTCAATGAATATTCAAGAGCTGTAAAAGAAGGACGTAGTGAACAAGAAATTCAAACGTCTTATCAACGATTTCAATCAGAGTACTATAAGAATATTAACAGTGAATTAACTAGAAATGCAGTCATGCTTGCAGGTAATAACGCTGCACAAAATGAATATGCTAAAGCTACATTAGAACAACGACAAGCATTAAAATCCTTACCAATAGCAGAACAAGCTCAACTTATGATGGAACAACAACATAGTATAGGGCAACTCACCGATAAAAATATAGATTATTTCACAAAAATAATTCAAGACGAAGCACTAGCAACTAAGACACAAGCCGAAGCAGGAGCTAAAGGTACAGAAATATCAAGAGCAATGAATGAAGCAAATATGATGATTGCTACTACAAGCGCCGCAATAGGTCGAGAAATGAGTAATATTGTTAGAAATACGGAAACTTTTAACAAAATACTCGAAGGCATTAACGAAGCGTATGGCAAATATCGAACTGTTGAAAATGTGCAAGCTGCAATGGGGGGAGACCTTCGAAAAGTGGCTGGACAGTTCCAGGACGACAAGTCTAAAGCAGATGCAGTAGCAAACAAATATAATCTGCAATCTCCTGGGGCAGTAAGAACCGACAGCTCAACAGCTGACAAACAAGATCAATCTTTAGTTAAAATATTATCAGATAAGTTTGATGTTCTTATCTCTACTATGTCTGATAAAAAAGGTTCAACAACTGCAACAACTACTACTCAAGCTAACGAATCGTCTACTCTAGAAACACTTTCAAATCATATGTTAAATATAAGTAATAACATAAAAAGTCTATTAGATTCTAGTCAAGAATCGGTTCGACAGTTAAAAAATGTATCATCCGGCGTTAGAAATAATATAGGCGCCAACTAAGGAAAATTCTAAAAATGTCTTGGAAAAAATATTTTTCACCGGTACACGCTAACAATGTAAGCCCAATTGGCGGTCATTCTAGTAATAATAAACCGGGCCCTGCTAAATCTAACTATTCTAGCTATTTGCCGGACGTATACGCTGGTGCGCCAAATCGAATTGAAAGATATCAGCAATATGAAACTATGGATAGTGATCCAGAAGTTAATGCGGCATTGGATATTCTAGCAGAATTTTGTACTCAAAAAAATAAAGATGGTAAAACGGCCTTTACTGTACACTGGCGACATAAAGCAACTAACAGCGAAGTAAGAATACTTGGCGAGTACTTGCAACAGTGGAACAAACTTCAAAAATTTGATACACGAATTTTCCGCACATTTAGAAATACATTCAAATACGGTGATGCGTTTTTCATTCGCGATCCCGAAACACAAAAATGGACCTATGTAGATCCTAGTAAAATTACTAAAATTATTGTTAATGAAAGCGACGGAAAGCGTCCTGAACAATATATTGTTAAAGACCTAGCACCAAACTTTCAAAATCTGGTTGCTACTATGATTACTCCTAACTTGAAACCAAAAGAAATGATGGGCAGCAGCGGTGCTGGTAACTCATCTCAAGGAACAAATACCGGATCAAGTAATTTTAGTTTTCCTCAATCCGGTGCAGGAAGTCGCTTTTCGTTAGGTCAAACTGAATATGCAATCGATGCAAAACATGTTATTCATTTAAGTTTAAGTGAAGGATTAGATAATGTATATCCTTTTGGTAACAGCTTACTTGAAGATATTTTTAAGACGTATAAACAAAAAGAATTACTAGAAGATGCGATTATTATCTATCGTATTCAACGTGCGCCAGAGCGTAGAATTTTTCACATTGACGTGGGCAACATGCCCAGCCACCTTGCTATGCAGTTTGTGGAACGTATCAAAAACGAAATGCACCA